ACTAAGGGCCTTGGTTGCACGATTGCATAGTGAAATTGCAGTGTTGAGGAATGATACTGTCCAGTTAAATAGTTCTCTTGGAGAATGTATAAATAAGATAAAGGACTTAGTTGAAAAAAACGAAGTATTGAAAGTAAACTTAAAAAGAGTAGATGATGCCAACATATGATTTTGTAAATAAAGATGACGGGGAAATGGAGACACATTTCCTTAGAATCTCTGAACTGGATAAGTTCAAAGAAGACCATCCACAACTTAAAAGTGTAATATCTGCACCAAATATTATTGGTGGTACAGGTAATAGTGGAATAAAAATTGACGATGGGTTTAAGGAAGTCTTGTCCAAGGTAGGAGAGGCACACCCAGGCACTAATCTTGCAGATAGATATGCAAAGAGAACAATCAAAGATATCAAGACTCAATCTGTAGTAGATAAACATCGTAAACTACAAGCAAAAGGTAACTAATTATGGGTAAGGCAAAAGAAATAGGTTCAGGCAATTTAGTTAAAGTTAACCCTATTACTGAGAATCAGAAGAAGGCGTTTGCTTCATATGAAGGTGGTAAGAACCTTTTCCTATATGGTGCGGCTGGTACGGGTAAGACGTTTATATTGTTATATAATGCAATGAAAGAAGTTCTTAATACAACTACACCCTATGATACAGTGTACATTGTGCGTAGTGCAGTGCCAACGCGAGAGATAGGTTTCTTGCCTGGCGATGAAGAAGATAAGACGGCATTGTTCCAAGTACCTTATCAGAACATGGTTAAGTTCTTATTTGAACAACCGAATGAACAGGCCTTCGCTGGACTGTACGAGAGGTTGAAGGCGCAGGGTAGTCTTTGTTTCTTAACTACGTCATTCCTTAGAGGTATTACACTAGACAACGCAATCATCATTGTTGATGAGTGTCAGAACCTAAACTTCCATGAACTTGATACTATCGTAACACGGGTTGGACAAGATTCTAAAATTATGTTCGCTGGTGATTTCTTCCAGACTGACCTTGTTAAAGGTTCAGACAAGAGTGGTATTGTGAAGTTTATGAAAATCTTAGATGCCATGGATGCATTTGATAATATTGAGTTTACAATCGGTGACATTGTTCGTAGTGGTTTTGTTAAGGAATATCTAATTAACAAGATAAAGTTAGGGATTGAAAACTGATGGTAGCTCGTAATGATATAACTGGTGACAATATAATATCAAAATCTCTATCACAAAAGGGTAGAGATAATTGGGATTCTATCTTTCGGACTAATCAAATTATAGAAGGTGTTGAACCCACAGTTAAGAAAAAGAAAAACATCTTTGACAAGTCGAAGATGAAATATACCGATGGTGATAACACATAAGAAAAATGTCTTGACATGGCATGTTTTACATGGTATAATTATATTAATGAATAAATTGAGGTTAAAATATGTTTAAACACACACCAGTAGATATCGCTAAGGTATCAACTAAAAATGCAGGGGGAAAGCGTTTCTATGACACACCCACTGGATTTTATCCATCCATCACAACAGTGTTGGGTGTTCGTAAAGATAAGGCAAAAGGACTTGCTGATTGGCGAAAACGTGTAGGTAATGATGTTGCAAATCATATCATGCGTACTGCTGCCGCTCGAGGAACTGCTGTTCATACTATGTGTGAAGACTTCCTCAACAACAAGGAAGTATTAAAGGAACAGTTCGCATTCTTGCCGTGGTGTTTGTTTTCACAACTTAAACCATGTCTTGTAAAACGTATAGATAATATCTATGCACAAGAGGCAGGGTTGTGGAGTGAGAAGTATCGTGTTGCAGGTCGAGTAGACTGTATCGCTGAGTGGAACGGAGTTCCCTCAATTATTGACTTTAAGACTTCTAAGTCAGAACGCAGGGATGATTGGAACTTAGAATACTATATACAATGCGCTGCTTATGCAGAGATGTTTGAAGAACGTACTGGTATTGCAATCACTCAGATTGTTGTTCTAGTTGTTACTGAAGATGGACTTGTTCAAGAGTTTGTAAAAGAAAAGACTGAGTATCTGCCTCTTCTTATTGAAACCATTGATGAGTTCACAGCTCAATGGGAGAAAGAAAATGAGGCTAATAACAAAGTGCAGACTGACGTTATTGATAATGGTGTTGGGGTCAGTTCTGCTGGTATTGCCGGCTGAGTCCCATGCCAAAGCGCAATGGGTAAAAAAACCTGTCTTTTGTGGTACTCAGAAAGAAATTATTGAGATCACTAAGAAGTTTAGAGAAGTACCTTTATTCTCATTTAATGGACATGCTATGGGCCCTAATGGAGAACCAGTACCAGTAAGAATAGTGGTTGCATTTAATGATAAAACCAAAACTTGGTCACTGGTAGAGTTTCCAGCTGGACAAGACGTTGGTTGTATCATAGGAAATGGAAAAGGTTTGACAAAACTTCTTGACATAGACGCTGCCATCTGATATAATAGGTCATATAAATGAAAATAAGTTGATCACTTACTTATAAACAAAAGTGACTTTCAGCGGATGTAGTATAAAAGTATTACAATTGGTTTCCAACCAATAGAAGGTGGTGCATTACCACTCATCCGCTCCATTTTTTTAACCCTGATTTACAGGAGTACATGATGAACCTTGAAGAACTAGTTGTAATGACACCAAAGAAGTTTGCACTTAAAATCGAAAGAATTGTTAATTCGGCACACGACATATCCTATATGGATGCGATCTTAGATTACTGTGAAAAGAATAGTATGGAACCCGATACCATTGGGCCCCTAATCTCAAAACCACTCAAAGAAAAAATAGAAGCAGAGGCGAGGAAATTAAACTTCTTACCTAGAGTCGCAACCCTACCAATTTAAGGATTAGTCTAATGGAAGCGTGGGAATCCTACCAGATATATCTTGGTTTGAAACTACATTTCACCAGTAACTATGACTATACTAGGTATGGTGGAAAGACTTCTGCAACCAAGGCATCATTCTTACAACGTAGGGACAGGTACTTCTTTGCAAGAGTCGCCAGAAAGTACGGGGATAAAACACAGGAGTATTATCTCGCTAATTTTTTAAAGTCTCCCAAAGGATGGATAGGAGATTTTAGTGAAGAAAATTATATGGAATGGTCTAAGAACAGACAATCATTGACATATAACTTTTTACAGGATATGCATTTTATATTTGATCAAGTTGAAAGTTTTGATGAAGTTTTCTCTTTACAAAACGGCAAACATCCTGTATTACTAAAGAACATGCTTGCAAAGCGTGTATCAGTAGAGTCGGTGGTAATCTTACAAGGGTTACTAAATTTTGTTAAAAGGTTTGATGAAGGATTGAAAGATGACTTAATATGGCCCGACAACAGACGATTAATCGTCAAATACGCTGCATTTCTATCTTATGATAAGGAGAAGTGTAAAACTAAATTACTAAAATTGGTTAAGGAGACATTCTAATGGATATGGCAATAAGCACTCCAGTGAATGAAGTTATTAGGGAACGAGATTTCTATCGTTCTAAATTAGAACAAGCAAAAGGACGAATCAAGACTCTAGAGTTTGATTTATCAGAATTGCAAAAACAAGATACACTTCTAAGAAAGCAACTTAGAGAGAATCAAGGTAGACCCATGAATGGTAATCGCCCTAAGTATCGTAAACAATCGTAACAAAACCATCCTGAGTATGATGATAAAAAGACTCAGATTTTAAACAGGAGATGATGTTGGAAGGGGTAAAAATGATTACAAACGCAAGATTGATTAGTTATAGTCAACCATCAGAATATGATGCGATTGAAGGGTTAGAGGATGTACAGGATTTAATTGCATTCTGTGCTAAAGTGTCTAATCCTACATCACAGATTAACAACTCAACTTCAGAGAAATTGATTACATATCTGGTGAAACATAAACACTGGAGTCCATTGGAAATGGCCAGTGCATGTATCGAAATTGAGACAACGCGAGACATTGCTCACCAGATTGTTCGTCACCGAAGTTTTGCATTCCAAGAGTTTTCTCAACGATATGCAGAACCTTCTCAAATGGGAGATTCCTTTACTACAAGGGAGTGCCGTCTACAGGACACAACCAACAGACAGAACTCTATTGAAACTGATGACTCTAATCTAAAAAAGGAATGGGAATTGCACCAGAATCTTGTTATTCGACAAGCAGAGGTTGCATACAAGTGGGCAATTGATAATGGTATTGCAAAGGAACAGGCTCGTGTAGTGTTGCCAGAAGGTTGTACTAAGACACGACTATATATGAATGGTTCTTTACGATCATGGATTCATTACATCGAATTGCGTGGTTCTAATGGAACTCAAAAAGAACATATGGAAGTTGCACAGAAGTGTGCGATAGAGATTGCTAAAATCTTTCCATTGATGGAGAAATTATAATGTTTAAACTTATACATGTGGACATCGAAAACGCTGCCCGCATAGAATTCACATTACACACGGACTCAACTCTAAGTGAAATGTGTGAAGGATT